CTCTCAAATACTTGTACCATAGCTAATGATATCACTATCAGGACTGTGAGTCTCAAGGGCTAGAGGGTGTTTAGGCAGTAAGCGTGTCGATAAGATCCTTTTCAAAGGGACCCATCTATGGGTTCTGGATGAACGGCCTTATCCTGCAGCCATAAGCTGCGCGTGCAAATCGAGAATGATATCCTGATTTGATCGGTTATTACGCCAATCAGTCAGGGGAACCACTACTTGAGATGCCGGTTTGTTAACCTTTACCGCCGGAGTCGGCGCCTCTAGGACTCGATTAACTTTTTTCCACATTCTTAACGTTTTAGGCACTCGTGGCCGAACCATTTTCTGCATTGCAGTCATGGAACGAACCACTTGCACTTTAGACGGTAAGCGTGCAGCTAAAAGCTCGATAGTCTCTAGAGACTGGAACATAGAGAGTAGGAAGATTTCCTCTCCGTCCCCCATTTCACCCATTGGTGCGTCAGTGATAACTCTATCTCTGATGGCATCAAACTCCTTAATGCTTTGTATCATGGGACCCTGGTATGACTCCTGGACCTCGTCCATGAACCAGCGCGCAAGCCCGTCTATAGTCCCTCCATAAGTACGATCTAAGTGAAACGTCTTAAAGGCGTTGAACAGAGAGATACGAATCTTGGGAAGATTTACGGAACGAACGCGTGACACAATGGAAGAGAGAACAGGGTCACCCCACGAAGGGTGCGTAGGACGAATACTCGTCAGACGGTCTAACTTATACCAATCCCACACATTTCGGGTTGACCACTCACTGACACCAGGTCGAGTGAGCAACAGTACGATCGACCGAGCTCTTCTAGATAAATTAACCAAGCGGCTAGTCGCCGCCGAGCAACTTACTTTGAAGCCCAATCCCATACTACGCATAATCGTAAACATCGACGGCAAGCGTCCCGTCCGATCCTTCGAGGCTTTTAGGACCTCTGGGACCCCAGTCACCCCGAGCCACGCACAAGCAATCCCAACTAAAGGGAGCGGAGTTACCTCCGAGCCCTTGTAGAAGAAACGCTTGGCGAACTCGAGGGAAAGGTTTTTCGAAACTATGGATTTATTAAACCCAATTTTGACGCCAATATCACTCATAATACGCGTATACTCGAGGGCGACACCGCGATCTCCGATCACGATATCGTCCCCAAGAATCGCATAGAGCGTGAACCAACGCGCATGGCCTGCTCTCCTAGCAGCCAATTGGAGGATAGCATGGTGCACTAGCGCCAACATTGCCCAAGAAGAGTAAGCCCCCATCGGTTGTCCAACGGCGTATCGTACCACTCTGACTGCCTTTCCAAATGTTTTCACATAAAGGTTAGGTAGAAAGTAGGCTCGATCGCACAGAAGTTTTCTCCAATGGAAAGCAAACTCCTCAGAGACGAAGACACCTAGTAACTTCTCCTGCAGCACAACAGGGATACGATCTGTTGCAGCGCTAAGATCATAAGAAAAGCACTCTCTCCGGTTCAACCGGGTCAACGAATCAATGAGAGCCCGCACGGGGGCGAGCTGATCAAATAATCCATCTTGCGGAATCGCCTTCAAAAGCGTATCGAAGATATAACGATGCAATGGATATAGTACCCACTGAGTGATACAATCGACCATAGCAACCACTCTTAGTTTCCCGGGTTCCTCAACTAAGGCGAGTTTCCCAAGCTTCCCACTAGCCCCTTTCCAGTCCCGTTTGTCCATTATCCGGGAACGATCCGCCTTCCCATCCGAGCGATCGGACAGAAGAGCGAGACCGGCCTCCCATATTGGTGCAAAAAGGAGTACTGAAGATCTAGTGAGAATAAGTAACGTCACCAATGACGCAAACAGCTCTGGCCTTGTGAGCCAGGATGCTGCATCATGGATAACATTT